CTTGAAAAAGTCCCCGGGGGTCATTTTTGGAAAATGTTTTTGGGAGGGCACTAATCTTTGGTACCACAGCTGGTTTGTGGTGATCCAGTTGGTTCTCCTTTCAAGGTCTTGCTGCCTCTTTCGGTCGGGGTTAGTGTCCTGCCAAAAGTATTTTTAGAACTATATGGAAAGGAGTGATGAAATGGCTGAAAACCACACAAGAAGAACTAAGAAGCCATCGACTCGTCCAGCATTCACAGGTGAAGATAGGGAGAAACAGCTAACCGCTTTAGCTATGGACCTAGCTGAGAAGAAACTACGAGACGGTACGGCTTCAAATCAGACAATCTGTTATTTTTTAAAGCTCGGTTCAACCAAAGAGCGACTTGAAAAGGAGATTTTAGAGAAGCAGAAAGATCTTATGACAGCTAAGACCGAAGCACTACAGTCTGCTAAGCACATTGAAGAGCTCTACACTAATGCACTTGAAGCAATGCGTTCATATTCTGGACAGTCTACGAATGATGAAGAGATACTCGGACCTAATTAAGCTTCCTACGTTTGATGAGCGCTTTAAGTACTTACGCATGTCTGGCAGTGTTGGTGCTGAGACCTTCGGATGTCACCGATATTTGAACCAGGTCTTATACAATTCTAAGGAGTGGCGGTCGTTTAGACATAAAGTCATCATTCGCGACAATGGTTGTGACTTAGCTGATGAGGACCATCCAATCTCTGGAAACAGAATCTTAATTCACCACATCAATCCCTTAACAAAAGAAGATGTTGTCAATCGAGACCCAAAGATATTCGACTTAGACAACGTCATTTGTGTTTCATTCGATACTCATCAGGCTATCCACTACGGCGATGACAAGTATCTAGATAGAAACAAGGTAGTGGAACGGAAACCTAATGATACTTGTCCATGGAGGTAGCTTATGAGCGAAACAGTTAATGTTTCAGAGTCGATTCTCCTTTCAGTAAAGAAGATGCTCGGTCTCGATAAGGACTACGATGTGTTTGATCCGGAATTAATCATTCACATTAATACAGTTTTCGGGACTCTTCATCAACTTGGTGTTGGACCAGAAGATCAGTTTAGAATCACTGGAGATTCTGACTTGTGGTCTGAGTTTACAACAGAGGGAGAGCAGACAGATGAGGTAAAGACCTATGTTTACTTGAGAGTCAGATTGTTATTTGACCCACCTTCCAGTTCCTTTGTCCTAAGCTCTTTTAAAGAGCAGTTACAAGAGCTTGAATGGCGACTTAATGTTAAAGCAGATGAGATAAAGGGGATTGAAGATGAGTAATAGAGAGATTATGGTAACAATCATCTGCGCTATCTTCTCCTCCGTCGGCTTCTGGACTTTTGTCAACAACATCTATCAGAACTGGAGAGATAAGAAGAGTGCAGAAAGGAGAGCTCTCTTAGGATTGCTTCATGAGAAGCTTTCTGAGAGAGCTGGTTTCTTTATTAGCAGAGGCGCTATTACAAGAGCAGAATACGAAGACTTCATCAGGTATGTCTACGAGCCATATGTCGGTTTAGGCGGCAATGGCACAGGAGAGAAGCTTAAGAAAGAAGTCGATGAATTAAGGATGGTGAGCTGATGAGAGATCAAGTTTATGTCGGGATGTTAGTATCTTCTGATGAATTATCTCATCATGGCATCTTAGGTATGAAGTGGGGCGTCCGTAGGTATCAGAATGATGATGGTACGCTCACATCTGCAGGCAAACAGAGATATTCTAAAATGTCTGATGCTAAACTTCATAAGACTTTGAAAAAACAGATAAAAGATGGAAGAGCAAAGCGCACTGGACAGTGGTATGCCAGATGGGCTTGGAGTGAGGGTGGAGAATTCGAGAAAAAACTACGCGAGCAAGACAAGAAGAATATAGAAGCATTTGAGAAAACTCCTGAGTATAAGGCGTGGGAGCGGAAATTTAATAAGTTAAATAATCGAATTGAAAAGGGTAAATACGATCCCGAAACAATAGATGACGAATACGATAAGTTATGGAATGCACGTCCTAAACCGAATTATACTTTGGATTACGCTAAAACTTATACCAGTAAAGGTGTTATATATACTAATGACTTTATTAATAAAGCTGGAAAGGATATAGGTATTGCTAGACTTAGAGATATAGGGTATTCGCAGGAAGTTGCTGAAGAATTTGTAAAAAGATTAGCTAAATCCGGAAGAACTTTAGGAGATATTTAAATGTCATTATCTAATACGGCCGTTCCAAAGTACTACGGTCAATTCAGGGACGCCGTTATTAGAGGCGAGATCCCAGTATGCGAAAAAGTTTCTATGGAGATGAATCGGATCGATAACCTTATCAGAGATCCAGGAGTGTTCTATGACCCAGAACCTGTGGAAGGCTGGATCAGATACTGTGAGAATGAACTTACACTTACAGATGGAACGCCGCTTCGTCTTTTAGATACATTTAAACTTTGGGGCGAGCAGATATTTTGTTGGTATTACTTTATTGAAAGGTCTGTTTACGATCCCGACTTAGGCAGGTACGTTAGGAAGTTAATTAAGAAGCGTCTTATTAACTATCAGTACCTAATCATTGGGCGTGGCGCAGCTAAGTCTATGTATGCTTCTTGTATTCACTCATATTTTCTCAATGTGGATACATCTACTACTAAACAGTGTGCTACGGCTCCTACAATGAGTCAGGCTGAGGAAACACTCTATCCTATCAAAACCTCTATCACAAGAGCTAGAGGTCCTCTCTTTAAATTCTTAACTGAAGGTTCTCTTCAGAACACCACAGGTTCAAGAGCAAAAAGAATGAAACTGGCTTCGACCAAGAAAGGAATTGAGAACTTCTTAACCGGTTCTCTTCTTGAAGTGCGTCCTATGACAATTGACAAGCTTCAGGGTAGAAGAGATAAGGTTGCTAACGTCGATGAATGGCTCTCCGGAACAATTAGAGAGAATCCTATCATGGCATTAGCTCAGGGAGCTTCTAAGAACGACGACTGGCTTATCTTAGCTACGTCTTCAGAAGGAACCGTAAGACATGGTGTCGGCGACGACATCAAGATGGAGCTCGAAGAGATTCTTAAAGGTGATTACGAAGATCCTCACGTCTCTATTTGGTACTACAGACTTGATAGTATCGATGAGATTGCAGACCCTGCGATGTGGAGGAAAGCAAATCCTAATCTTGGTCATACAGTTAAGTACGAAACCTATCAGCTTGAAGTTGAGAAAGCAGAGAGAGTTCCGTCAGCTAGAAACGAGATTCTAGCAAAAAGATTCGACATCCCCATGGAAGGCTACACATTCTTCTTCACGTATGAAGAGACCTTAGCGCACAGAAAGAGAACATTCAGACATCTTCCTTGCGCTCTTGGTGCTGACCTTTCACGCGGTGATGACTTTTGTGCTTTTACATTTCTGTTCCCGTTAGCGGATGGGTCATTTGGTATTAAGGTCAGAAGCTATATTACCAGTTACACGTTAGAGAAACTTCCAAGAGCAATGCGAGAAGAATACGACAAATTCATAAAGGAAGGGTCTCTAATCATCATGGAAGGAACAGTCCTCTCTATGATGGATGTGTACGATGACCTAGATGACCATATTACAAGAATGGGTTATGATGTCAGGTCATTTGGCTTTGACCCATATAACGCAACAGAATTTGTAGAGCGCTGGTGCAGAGAAAATGGGGAATTTGGAGTTTGTAAAGTTATTCAGGGCGCTAAGACAGAATCGGTTCCGCTTGGTGAACTTAAGAAGTATGCAGAACAGAGATTACTCCTCTTCGACGAGAGGCTTATGACTTTCTGCATGGGTAACTCCGTTGTCCTGGAAGATACAAACGGTAACCGTAAACTTTATAAGGAACGTAGAGACCAGAAGATTGATAATGTCGCAGCTATGATGGATGGTTACGTTTCTTATAAGTTAAATGTAGACGCATTTGAGTGAGGAAACAATGAACGATATTTACGTTGGTCAGCTCTTCTCAGATTCTTACCTTGAGCATCATGGCATTTTAGGCATGAAGTGGGGCGTGAGAAGGTTTCAGAACAAAGATGGAACACTTACACCTAAAGGTAAGAAACGATATTCCGACGATTATAGAGAAGCTAAATCGTTAGAGAAGAAGGGCATTAAGAATTTATCTAACGAAGAGCTCAGTAGGCTGAACGAAAGAAGACGACTTGAAAAAGAGTATAAAGATTATACCTCAAAGGGCGAATCTTATACTAAGAAAGCTTTAGTCGATGCGGGTTCTAAACTTGCCGTTACTGCTGTAAAGGCCGCCGTTATTTATGCCGGTGTTAAATATGTTAAATCTAAGTATGATCTTACACCGGAAAAGATTGCTAAAGGAATGGTTGATGTTTCTGGAAAGATTGCTGGTACTGTGGCAAAAGAAACAGCTAAGAATAGTGCTAAAGCAGTAGGAGTAGTTGGTTCTGAAGTAAAGAAGGCCGCAGTTAATACGGCAAAGAAAGCGACTTCTGCTGTTGGTGAAACAGTTAACAAAACTGTTAGTAGCGGAGTTGGGGCCGCAAGTCAGATAATTGATAACGTAGCGGAAGAAGCTAAGAAGAAAGCTCAACAGTCCAGAAGAAACATTGCCAGTACTCCTGGCGCTAAAGCCTATGTCAATACCATTAATTCTTTGTTTGGTATAGATAAGAAAAAGAAGAAACGGAGGTGAACCTATGAACAATATTTATGTAGGTCAGCTCTTTTCTGATTCTTATTTGGAGCATTATGGTGTTCCGGGTATGAAGTGGGGTGTACGTAGATACCAGAACCCTGACGGTACTCTAACTTCTTCTGGAAAGAAAAGATATTCTTCTGATGCTAAACAGGATGCAGGAGCTAGAAAGAAGAAAATTCTTAGAACTGCCGCCGGTGTTGCTCTTGCTGCTGGGACTGCATATGCCGGTTATAAGATGTATAAGAATGGTACTGATCCTTCAAAAATTGCAGCTAGAGCAGCAAGTAAAGCTATGCGTACGGCAAGAAAAGAAGCTGTTAAGAAGATGAAAGATACCGTCAAAAACCGGCATACGCTTTCTGAAGAAGAGCTTGATAAAGCACTTAGCAGAGTTAAGAAAGAGCTTGAGTTAAAGAGAGTTACTGAAGAAAACCTCTCTTCTGGTAGAAGCGAAGTTGACAGTATTATTCGCAGTTCCGGAAAGAAAGTCGCAGGCACTGTTCTTACAGGCTCTATGCTTTATGGAATTAAGTATGGCCTTACTGGTAAGTTTGATGCTAAAGATGCTGCAAATTACGTAACTCCAAGACCCAAGCAGAAGTGAGGTAAAATCAAAATGCCAAAGTTTACAGAGCGTCTGCAGAGCGCTTGGAATGCTTTTCTAAGTCGTGAGCCGACGCGCTCATATGAAGGTTATGGCGGTTTTAGCTATAGACAGGACCGAATACGATTAACAAGAAACAATGCTAAAACAATCGTTGCTGCTATCTATAATCGTATTGCTCTTGATTGTGCCATGATTGATTTGCACCATGTTCAGTGCGACGAAGAAGGAAATTTTAAAGAGATTAAGAAGACCGGGCTCGATAACTGTTTATCTTTAAGTGCTAACTTAGACCAGACAGGTCGAGCTTTTATTCTTGACATTGTCATGTCCTTATTCGACGAGGGCTATGTCGCCGTTGTTCCTACAGATTGTAGCGATAACCCTTATCTTACAGCAGAGTATGACATCTATAAGCTCAGAACTGGTCGAATCACTAATTGGTACTCAGATAAAGTTAGAGTCGACATATACAACGAGAGAATTGGAAAGAGAGAAGATAGGTTATTTCCAAAAGATCAGATTGCTATTATTGAGAATCCTCTGTATGCAATCATGAATGAACCTAACTCTACTCTCCAACGTCTCATTAGGAAGCTTAGCTTACTTGATTATGTAGATGAACAGTCTAGCTCAGGTAAGTTAGACCTTATTATTCAGCTTCCTTATGTAATTAAAACGGAATCCAGACGACAGCAGGCCGAACAACGTCGTAACGACATTGAACGACAGTTGTCTGGTAGTAAATATGGAATCGCTTATACCGATGGAACCGAAAGAATCACTCAGCTTAACAGGGCGGTTGAGAATAACCTCTGGGCGCAGGCGAAAGACTTGACAGCTATGCTCTACAACCAGTTGGGACTCACTGAGTCTATTCTTAACGGCACTGCTAAAGAAGAGGAGATGATCAATTACTACAATCGTACGATTGATCCGATTCTTTCATTCATTGCTGATGAGATGAAACGAAAGTTCATTTCTAAGACAGCACGTTCCCAGGGTCAGGCAATCATGTATTTCAGAGATCCGTTTAGACTTATTCCGGTTAGCTCCATTGCTGAAATTGCGGATAAGTTTACTAGAAACGAGATTCTTAGCTCCAACGAGATTAGAACGAAGATTGGTTACAAGCCTTCTGACGATCCTGCTGCTAATGAGCTTCGT